CGGGTTGATGATCCCGTACCCGGCCGCGTAATCCTGCGCTGAGCCCGTGGTGTGCTTGGACCCGGAGGCCGTGCCGAGCCCGGCAGCGTAGCCCTGGGCGGTCCCCGTGGCCTTCTTCAGGCCCGAGCCCTTGCCGTACCCCGCCGCGTAATCCTCAGCAGGGCCGCCGATGATCTCGGTCCAGGTGATGATGACCTGGCCGCGAGATGGCGTCCCGCCAGGATGGCTGCCGTTGTCCCCGCCGCCGCCCGGAGCCCCGCCGGGAGCAACCCCGGCGGCGCCGGATGAGGTGGGACTGCCGCCTGCGCCGCCGGCCGCCCCGCCGCCGGCTCCTGCAGTGCCCGCCGTGCCGCCGGCCGGACTGCCGATCCCGCCCGCGCCGCCGGAACCGGAAGCCCCCGGCGAGCCCGGGCCGCCCGCGCCCCCTTTTCCGCTCCCCGCCGTGCCGTTCGTCCCGGCGGTCCCCGCCGTGGCGACCGTGTTGCTCCCGGCCGCCCCGGCCGCTCCGGCGATGTTCGCCGTGGCGTTCCCGCCCGCATTCGCCTGGACCGTGACAGACCCGCCGGTCACGGTGGTGGCCGTTCCCGTGCCGCCCGTGCCGATGGTGACCGTGAGGACGGTCCCGGCAGTTACCCCGCCGAGGGCCGGCTCTGCAGCATAAGCACCCGAGCCGGCCGACCCGCCCGAGTGGGAGCCGGTGATCGCGGTGCCGCTGCTGCCGCTTTCACCCCACGCCTGGACCTCGGGGGCGCCGCTGATGTTGCTGGGGGCGGTCCACGTGGTGCTGGCCGGGATCGTGATGCTCGGCAACGGGCACGCCCCTCCCGGCCGCCAGAAGGGGCATTTCCGCTTCGGGTGAATGGCGGGAAAGCTGGTAGAATATCCGTACGAAATGGCGCAGCGACGAGTGGTTGCACACCCGCCGCTGCAATGCCAGACCTTTAACCCAGCTAAGGAAGGTCCAGCATGGCTAATCGTACGTGCAGCGTAGAGGGTTGCGACGGGGCGGTACATGCCCGCGGCCTGTGCAATCCCCACCTTCACCGCTTGGTGCGTTACGGCGACCCGCTAGGGAATCCCGAGCCTAAGCCCGGCCCCAAAGAGTGCTCTGTCGAAGGCTGCGACAGGACGGCCGTGGCTCGCGGCTGGTGTCATCTGCACCACCGACGCTGGAGCGAAACCGGAAGCGTCCGCGCGGATGTTCCGGTAACGCCGCAGGCTAGCTATGCGCCTGGCTTGCAATGTGCCGTCGAAGGATGCGACCGGCCGCGAGAAAAACGGGAGTGGTGCGGGATGCACTACAGGCGCTGGCAGCGGCACGGGGACCCGCTCGCGCTTCTCGTCATCCACGGCGACGACTGGACGCGGATTGAGTCGTACACAGACCGCTCTGGCGGCCCCGACGCGTGCCATATGTGGACCGGGCCGGTAAACGGAAGCGGGTACGGGCAATCCATGCTGAACGGCGTTCTGACGCTCACGCACGTCCTGGCGTGGGAGCAGGAGAACGGCCCGAGAGAACCCGGCATCGAGGTAGATCACGAGTGCCACAATCAGGCGTTGCGCGACGGTACGTGCCAGCCGGGAATGTGCGCCCATCGACTCTGCCGCAACCCTGCGCACCTGATCTCCAGGAGCAGGAGTGAGCACGTGGCCGCCACGCCCCATGGCCCCCGCCGCCGCCCCTCTAAACCACGGCGGCACCTCACCGAGGATGAGGTACGCGAGATCCGGAAATTCCTTGACGAGGCGACATACAGGGGCGCGGTGACCGAGATCGCAAACCGCTACGGCATCGGCCGCGAGCATGCGGCCTTGATCAGGGACCGTAAAGTGTGGGCAAACCTGCCTGACGTAGCGTAGTGTACTCGTCACGCTAGGTTGAAAGTGGCCGCTGTGACCTGGTATGTGCCGGCTCCGCTGAAGGCTTCTGTGGTGATGGCCTGAATGATCCCTGAGCCGTCAGCAGACAGTGAGATCGCGCTGCCCCCGTTTGTCGCCGAGAGCTGGAACGAATCGCCCGAAACGGATTTCGTCCAGTAAATGGTCCCGGCGGTCAATCCCGTGGGCAGCGTGGTCCCCGCCGGCGCGAACACGACCACCGTCTGGTTGGCGCTGTAGCTTGTCCCCGGCGCCAGCAGCGTGGACGTGCTCGACGGCGCGCTGAAGCCGTAGGCCGTGGCCCCGCCGAGCGCCGACATGCCCTCGAACGTCCCGCCGCTCGATGCGGTCCAGTAGCCGACGAACGCGACCGTCGTGCTGGCCGGGACGTTGATCGTGTACGGGGTGCCAGCCAGGCTGACGGCGTTGCTGGCAGGCGTCCCCCAGGTGACCGCCACGCGGGCGTAGGAACCGCCGGCCAGCTCGTTCGCGCCGCTGGGGGAATAGGCGGTGTGCAGCGAGGCGTACAGCGCCTCGTTGGCCGACCACTGACCGAGCATGTAATTTGCCGCCGACGTGGAAAAGGGCACGGCAAGGCCTCCTGGAGCGCTAGTTGAGGGGCATCACGGGAGGCGCGTCAGGTGCGCCGGTTCGGCAGCGACCAGCCGCCCTGCCAGTTTGAATTCGCCTTTTTCAGTTGCAGCGTCTGGAGCTTGCTCAGCAGGTCGTTTTCGGTGGTCACCGAGCCCTGCACGGTCACGTGGATGGTGGTGTTACCGCCTCCGCTGCCCGAGCCGCCCCCGGACCCTCCGCCGTACCCGGCCGCGTGCCCGTAGCTGGCCGCAGGGTGGTAGCCGCCCGCGACCGCCGACCCGACCCGCCCCGCTGCGGATGCCGCGAGGACCGCGCCCCGGTCGATGCCCATCGCCACCCCGGCGGGGAACTCCATGCCGAGATCAGCGCCGACAAGGGACGGCGAGTGGATCTTCAGGTCTTTCTTGATCGTGGCGACGATACTGTTGGCCATCTTCGTGATCGCCGCGTCGACGCTGCCCAGCTGGGACTCGATCCCCTGCGCCAGGCCCTGGGCCGCCTGGACCCCGGCCTGGTACATCGGCGCCGCGCCCTCGTCGCCGAGCTTCGCGGCCGACGCGTGGATCTGGGCCTGTATCTGGTTCAGCTGCGCCACGGCGGACTTACCGCCCGACGCGATGCCCTGCGCTACCGGCAGGCCCGCTGACGCCCCGGACTGGACGATCTGGTTGAGGCTGGTCGCGTTCAGGCCCAGCTTCTTGTCCTGGCCGACAGCCGCGGCGAACGCCGCCGCCTGCTGCGCCTGGTACTTCTGCCCCTGGATGATCGCGTACGAGCTCTGGACGGTCGACGGGTCATACGGGGTGGCGCTGGACGCGTTCATGATCGACGCGCCAGAGATGGCCTGCTGCGCTATCTGCTGGCTGTCGGTGATCTCGGTCTCGAGCTTCGTCCGCTGCGCCGCGAGGCCGAGCAGCTTCGCCTGGTCCGCCTTCAGGTACTTCACCAGCGCGGAATCCTTGCCCGCGTCCCCGATGCCCTTGGTGATCGCGTCGTCGATAGCGGTCACGTCGGCGGCTTTCGCGGTCTGCTTGCCGAGGGCCTGCGCCGCTGCGGTGACGGCGGCCTGCCCGCCTTCCAGGCCGGCCACCAGGCCGTCGACAGCGCTGGCGCCGATCTTCTGGGTGACCTTGCTGGGGCTGGACACCTTCAGGGCGTTCTTCAGCGCTGATTCGACCTGCGCGGCTACCGAGTTCGCCGCGGCAACCGCAGCCCCCGCGTTCGCCGCGATCCCCGACGCGAGACCCTGGTCGATGGCGGCGCCGTCAGCGGCGGCCGAGCCGCGAGCCGCCACGTACGGGGACAGGTCCGGGGCGGCGGGACGGACCGGCTTCTGCACGGCATGCTGGACCGCCTGCTGGATGCCCTCACCCGCCGACATGGCCCTGGCCTTGGCCGCGTCGAGCGAGCCCAGGTCGGGCGCGGCCATCTTCGCGGGCTTCTTCACTGCCGAGTCGATCGCCCGGTTGATGGCATTGAGGTCCGATACGGCCTTGCCCTTGGCCGACTCCAGCGCTGCCATGTCCGGCGCCGGGATCTTCGCGGCCTTCCCTGCGGAGATGATGTGGTTGATGCTCGTGATGTCGGCCTGGACCTTGCCCTTGGCCGCGTCGAGCGCCGACAGGTCCGGGGCGGCGAGCTTAGCCGCCTTGGTCGAGGCCATCGCCTGGCCGATGGCGTCGGTGAAGCTGGCGCCGGCGCCCGTGCGGCCGGGCGCGGATAGCCTTGCTGCCGGGACCCCAAATCCGGCGTCGGCCTGCGCGGCCCCGCCAGTGGAGAGGCCGCCGGCTGAAGGTCCGCCGCCGCTGTGAGTGCCCCCGAGGAGGCCCCACATGGTGGTGACGTCGTGGCCGAGGGAACCCCAGTTGTTCCACGCGGAGGTTTTCGGGGTGGCGAATGCGTTGTCCAGCCAGTTGCCCTGGCTGTTCTTCATCGACTTCAGCAGCGGGTCCACGATCGTCGCGGTGGCGAGCACCCCGAGCCCGGCGGTGGTGGCCGCGCCCTTGAACTTAGACGCCCCGGCCCCGGCCGCTGCGGCTTCGCCTTCGGCCCCGGCCGCGGTCTCCCCGGCAGCGGCCCTCTCGCCGCCGGCGCCCGCTGCGGTCTCGCCCGCCGCCGCACCATCCCCGGCGCCCGCTACGCGGTCCAGAGCCGCAGCCGCCGCATCCCCGGCGCCTGCGACCCGGTCCAGGCTCCCCGACGCGGCAGCGGCCCCGGTAGCTCCGCCCTTGCCGAGGTTGGCCAGGCTCCCCGAGCCGGGTATGCCGACGACCTGCCCGATCTTGCCGAGGCCCCGCAAGGCGGCCTCTCCGGTGGAGAACGCCGACTCGATGCCGGAGACCAGCTTCTTGCCGGCGAACAGCGCCGCCATCCCGCCGAAGATCCCCGCGAGCCCTTCAGCCGCGCCCTTGGAGCCGTTGATGTCGGCGAGCAGCTTGTCCGCGAACCCCAGCGCCGAGGAGAACGCGGGCAGCAGCGCGGTACCGAACCCGGTCGCGCTGGCCTGCAGCCCGGCGACGGCTTCCTTCCACTTCTGCGCGGGGGACTGCTGGGTCGTGGCCCACGCTTTATCGAACTCGTTCGCGCCCTTGGTCAGCGCCGGGTACTTGGACTGGACCCGGTCCATGTTCTCCAGCAGCAGCGCCAGCCCGGACCCGGCCTTCTTGCCGAACAGGTC